CCTACTGCTACTGCATTTGCTGTAGTTGCGAATGTTGCAAGACCACTAGTTGTTGCATATGCTGCATTTGCTACTTCACCAGATACATTAGCACCTGCCACACTATTTGCACTTGCGGCTACTATTGCACTATCTGCTACACCTGCTGTTGCTACATTCAAGTTTGCAACACGAGTTGTGCTTGTAACTGTAAATGGTGCAGTACCAATTGCAATGTTACTTACAAATCTAGGACTATTGATGCTAGTAGTTGCATTCACATTTCCTGTAATGTTTGCACCAGCGGCAACAACTGATAATCTATCAATATTGTTAACTCTTAATTTAATATCACTATTAGTTACATTCACATAATTAGTGCTACCTGATGAATCTACTAATTTACCTTGTAATTCCCGTGAAATTAATGTGCCATCACCACCGCTGTTATCCCATGATATTCCAGTACTAGCACCAGTATTAATTGCCGGACTAGTAGTAGTACCAGAGGCAGTAACAAACATAGGATAGAATATAGAAGATGCAGTACTAGAAACAACCGATATATATTGTGCAGAGTTTGCTCTTAAGTTAGCAACTTGAGTTGTACTTGACACAATAAACGGCGCTGTACCAGTTGCGACATTACTAATAAAACCACTAGCAGTTATGTTACCGGATACATTTAAACTAGTTAATGTACCAAGACTAGTGATGTTTGCTTGCGCTGCATTTACAACTGTACCAGCAAAGTTTGCATAGTTTGCATCATAATTTGGTAAGTCAATCCATTGGGTGTTGTAATCAGTTGCATCAATCTTGCTGAGTACTTGTCCTGCTGTTCCACCAATAGCAACACCTGCACCAGTCGCGCCGGTTGCTCCAGTCGCACCTGTGTCGCCAGTGTCACCTTTAACGCCCTGCACACCTTGAATGCCTTGAATGCCCTGATCCCCTTGAATACCCTGTATGCCTTGAGCACCAGTAGCACCAATATTACCTTGTGGGCCTGTGTCACCAGTTAATCCCTGAATGCCTTGTATACCTTGAGCACCAGTAGCGCCAGTGTCTCCGGTGATACCTTGAATGCCTTGCGGGCCCGTGTCGCCTTGAATACCTTGTGCACCAGTAGCACCTGTGTCTCCAGTTAAGCCTTGTATACCTTGAATGCCCTGCGCACCTGTTGCGCCAGTAGCACCAGTGTCTCCCTGAATACCTTGAACACCCTGTGGTCCTTGAGCACCAGTGGGTCCTACAATCTGACCAACATTAATAAACTCTACACCATCATAGGTATAAAGGTCGCCATTACTTTCAACGATATAACTATCGCCAGGCAAATTACCAACAGTTGGTAGATCTTCAGGAGTTGCGACAGTACCTTTAAGATTGATACCCGTACCGGCTGCTCCAGTATCGCCTTGAATACCTTGAATGCCTTGTATGCCTTGGTCACCGGTGTCACCTTTATCTCCTTGTATGCCCTGGATACCTTGTATACCTTGATCACCGGTTGCACCAGTAGCGCCAGTATCGCCTTGAATACCCTGAATGCCTTGCTCGCCTTGAATGCCTTGTGGGCCTTGTGGTCCGGTATCACCTATAGGTCCCTGAATGCCTTGTATACCTTGTGGACCCGTGTCGCCAGTTGCACCAGTTGCACCAGTGTCTCCTTGATCTCCCTTAAAGCCTTGAATGCCCTGTTCGCCCTGAATACCTTGCTCGCCTTGTATGCCCTGAATACCCTGTGGTCCTTGTGGACCCGTGTCTTTAGCAGTCCATGACAAGTTACCAGTACCATCTGTTTGTAGAACATATGTAGATGCACCACCATCGATCTTAACATTACCAATACTTGCTTCTAAGCTGATAGCGTGAACATTACTTAATTGACCACCATCACCAGACAAATCACCACTGATGCTAAGACCAGTAGTTGTAGTTGAGATAGTTTGATCACCAAGAAAAATTGTATTGCCAGACAAATACAAATCTTTAAATCGTTTAGTCGAACTACCTAGATTGTATGCTAAGTCAGTTGCAGGAACAATGTTACTGTTTAAATTACCATTTAAGTAATTTGCAACATTGCTGTTGCCATACTGTTCTGGCAAGCCAGTTAGTTGACTACCGTTACCAATGTAGTATTGAGCAGAAACATTACCAACAACAGTCAACACATTGCTTACTTTGTTAAATTGCAAATTGGTACTTGCATCAGCATTGCCACCGGTGTTGAATAGAACATCAGTGTTGGAGCCGGGAACAACTAAGTTACCAATGATATTACCATGTAAGTTACCATAGAAATCAGTTGCAACAACATTACCGGTTACATTAAGATTGTCTAATGTACCAACACTAGTGATGTTAGGTTGTTGTGCTGAATAAACAGTACCAGCAACTAATGCGTTAGATACTTGTCCTGTTATGTTAGCAGCAGATACATTATAAGCTGTGCCAGCAAAGTTTGCATAGTTAGCGGTGTTTGCTGTAACATTCGAAATCGGACCAGTAGCAACACGACTTAATACAACTTGAACATTGGGCTGTGCGACAACATTAACTTGAACATTGCCGTTTTGGTTTACTATAACTTGAGTAGCCATTAGTTTATAACTCCATCACTGATGATCAAGAACAATATAAAGATAACTTCATCATATGCGGGTTGATCTCCGAATGCTGGGAAGCTGATCTTAACTCGTCCAGTAAAACAAACAGGGTTGTTTGAGTTGATGTTAAGTTCTGGATCACCTGCGATAACATCCCATGTGTCATCATCGATTGTCATTGTAAACTTACCCAATGCATCAATGCGATTTGTGATAGGTAAACTAATTGCAGTTGGTGCAACACGATTAATAACCATCAATCCTGTTTCAGTTGTTGGTATAGTAAAAATTGATCCACCAGATGTTTCTGAGATGGTAAAGGTTGTTGCAGTGATTATTGTTTTTATATAATATGTAGTGTTTATTGCAACAGAACCAATAACGGTACCAGTAAAGCGTACTGGCTGATTGACGAACAATTGTTTTGTATCAAGACAAGTGAATGTGTTGTCACTTGAACTAGAACTAACAACAGTTGTAATTGGGGCTGGATAAGGATAGTCTACAATGTCAAAGTTTAGTCCTGTGCGACTATCATCTAAATTGATAATATCTCTGCGAATGATTTGCGCATCAATGGTAGTACCTGTCAAATCGATTGGATTGACATTAGTAGTCCATCCAGTTTGGTTAGTGACTTGAGTTCCCCACTCAAAGTTCCAGAAGTCTTTCTGGTTGTAAACCAGTTGTTGTGCTAAGATTTGATTGTCAAAGCCGGCAACCTGGTTAAGGGTATACTGAGTGAATTTCATTTAAGTACCTTTCTGCTGTCTCGCATGATATCGAAACTCTGCTGACCCGCTGAGTTTCGTGTATGTGATAATGTATTTATGCTATGTTGATTATGTTGTGGTTAGCCACATATACAATGATTGATCGAAATTAGTGCTTACTGGACCTAAACAAATATAATTGCCTACTGGAGCAGCACTCATTGTTGCTAAATTAGTGTAAATCAAATTCTGAGGGATTTTACGCATTGATGGTAAACCTGCGCAGGCTATCAAATTAATTGATCCAACTGTGTAATCTTCAGTGATAGCATTATTTCCAGGTTCTTGTCCTAGGTAGACCACATCACGATAACTCCATGATAATAAATCAATACTAGCAACATCTTCTACGATACCACCATATGCAGTAGAGCGTAGATACCAATATCCAACGCTAGCATTATAAAACAATGTACCTGTTAAACTAGTGGTATTCAATGTAATTGTAAAACTTGTCCAGGTATTTCCGTTGGTACTTTTCCAAAATGTACCGGTAATACCACTACGACTAACAACTAATGTGGTTCCATTAGTATTAATTCTTGCAGCCGAAACGAATGTACTTGCTGTGATTGCTGTCCAAGTTGTGGTGTTTGTACTATAGATACCAGCAGTTGCAGTGATTGCTACGATGACTGAATTAGTAGCAGATATATCAAGTACTGGTGTTGCATTTCGTTGTGCCCAAGTTAATGGGTTGGTACTAGTATAAACTCCACTAGTACCGCACATTAAGAATGTACCTGCGAATGTTATTACTCGCAACCAATTATTAACTCCTATAGTATTAGCAGACCATGCAGTACCATTAGTACTATAAACTAATGAACCACTATTACCCACTGCAACAAGATATGTACCATTATAAGCCATGCTTACAAAGTTAACTGATCCAGTATACACAATTGACCAGTTCTGTCCATCAGTACTTCTTACGATATAATTACGCAAGCATCCATATACATATGTACCATCATTGGTGAATCCTTGAATTATACCACTGATTCCAGAAACATTGTTCACACTAGAAAATGCTTCACGACCAGTATATGATGTTGCAGTTGTGGTTAATGTTGTACCAGTTGTTTGTATGTTGTTAACAGCACCAGTAAACAATCCAGCAGTATAAAGGAAAGCTGCAACATTGCTATTGCTGTATGTGTTTGAAAGATTAAGTGGTTGACCATTAGCATAGAAATAATTACCAACTTTGATATTGGTAACACTCATTGTATTGCTAGTGTTATTAAATGTAAAACTGTTGCTTCCAGCCAATTGGCCATTACTGTTATATTGCACCGTAGTATTTGATCCAGCAGTTGTAGGAGTGCCCCAACTTAGATTACCATTACCATCAGTCTTGATAACATAGTTTGCACTGCCACCACTTAGTTTTACATTGCTAATGTTACCTAAACTTAAGTTACTACCATCAAATTTAACATTAGGAATGCCACCTAACTGTCCACCGTTATTAAATTGTACAGTAGTTGTGTTGCCACCTGGTACACCAATTCCACCACCATATACTTGCATATTGACTGCACTTGGAGTAAAGTCAATAGTATTAGTAGTCATAATTAAATTACTTACTACTGGTTGAACATCAAATGATAGAACCGAGGGAACTGGGCCCTCTAAGCCCAAATTCAATTGAATAGCCGTTGGTGTAATGCTTAATTGATTATTATCAAGCGTGATATTGGTATCAACTGTTTGAACAATTAAATTTAAAGAGGTATCGCTCATTTTAGATATATCTAATAATCATGCCAATTGGTTCAATGTTCACATCTGTTTTGCTAAAACTATTAGTTCTCGTTACAGTTAAATTGATAATAGCCAACAAACTTGTTGTAGATTCTACTGAAATTAGTTGTCCACCATTAATGGTTGCTGGTACATACAGATAACCAGTACCAGCCGGTGCACTAATTATAGTAGCGACCATTCCAGTTGGGGGATTAGGTGTTGGCTGAGGACTTATCAACACTGTACCGCTTAAGATAATATCTTCTACTGTTGTTTGATTTGTTGGGTATGTTACTACAGTGTTATACCACTTTACTGTTGTAGTAAAAGTCCATCCCGTGATATCGATTGGCGTACCTTCATTGTTACTGAATGTAAAGGGTAGTGTATAACTTTCACCCGTATATACTTCTACGCATTGCATTTGTGTGCCAGCGATTGTTACTGTCTTTGATCCGTTAATTAGTAAACTCATTTTGTTTGTTCCTTATTTGTATTTAGTGTTTTGTTAAACTGTTGGCGCTGTTGGTTGATATGGTTGAGGGAATGCTCTTGCATCGTATACTCCTGATCCACTGACTAATGTTAATACGCTTCCTGCTGTCATATTTCGTATTGCGAAACCAACTTCGAGTCCAGTAAAGCCCGTTGTGCCGGCAAAGTTGTTAATTGAGACAGCGTACGGATATGGTTCTTCGTCTGTAATAGTATGTGTTCCAAAATATGCACCTTGTTGAATAACAAATGAACCTGGATCGTCACCCTCAAAAGTTACATATAAAATAATTTGAAACACCGTATTGGGTGTATCTGTCAAGAAATTTAAATTTAAATTGATATTGAAATAATCTACTTCTGGAATAACCGGATCATCTTCTACCGACCAGTACACACCTTTGTACCATCCATACTGACCAGATGTATATACTTCTGCTCTTGCAACAGCTGGTAGCCATGGACCGGTACTGAAGGTACCAGTACCTTCAGCCCAAGGAAATATATCGTCTGGTGCAACAGTTACCCCTGTAATATTCATTGGAATGTTTCTCTCCCAATCTGCTAATGAGTCAACATTTTCAATTGCACCACCGGTGGTTACTGGGTTAAACTGCATTGTTTTAGTAACGCCCCGTACTTCTGGACTTAGCAATGCTTTAGTGATTGCATTCGGTTGAATCAATCCAGTAGCAATACCACCTTTAACTAATGCACCGATGATAGAAGGAGCAAGCAATGCTGCACCTAACCAAAGCAAGGGCGTAGTACTTGAAGGACTAGGTTGACTGCTGCCGCCGCCACCTGTAGCAGTTACTGCTGTTGTATTTCTTGCCTTGATCGACCAATAATAAGTGCCGGCTGGTAAGTCGTTAACTGTAATCGTAATCGTTTCTCCATTAACAAATGCTCGACCTGTGTTAGGAGTAATAGTACGATATAATTTATGTGTTGTTGCTACATTGGTAGTACCATAGTAAAAGTCTAGATACAACACTGTGCCAGTTGCAGGAATAGTTGCACTAACAGTAAAACTACCCAACTGACCATCAACAGTAGGAGTTGTTACAGGGGTGACAACTGGTGAGCCCGGAGTACTGATCCATGCTGGGTTGGGTATACCTGTGTTAGTTGCTGGTGTGTAATCTGTAATGTCAATGTTCTCATACACTTGATTATTGTACTCAACCAAACTTAGTCTTGCGCCAAGACTTCCATCTTCACTCTTTGTTTCAATAACCTGATCGACACGAAATAGTTTGTCTAAGTTAGTTGGGTTAGATGGTATAGGTCCCCATCCATATACTTCATGTGCTACACGAACCACATCACCGGCTTCAACTTGAATGCCCGAATAATCCATTGTAAAGTTAACAATCAAATCTTCTCGTGATTGAATCAATCGGCGAGTTGAAAGATATGTTGCTTGAATGCTGTTATTGATAAGTGGGAACTGCAATACAAGTCTGTTTGCTGGTTCATTAGGACTCATATCTTCTGCTGGGAAGATTATGTATGTGTAATCTGTTTGATCCTTGATCTTTTTGTTAGGGAACTGACCTTCAATGCTATTGTAAGTTGAATTTAAATCAACTGGATTAACATCAACGCCACCAACAATATTGCTACTGTCGATAACAAATAAATTAGCATAGGTAGTATAATCAGTATAACTTTGGTTAATGACCACACTCCATTTACCATTCACTTCATCCCATTTCAACCAACTGTCGCATGTATCAACAAGCTGTTGCAGATTGGTTAAACATGCATTGTTTGTATTGATAGGACCATTTACTTCATAGCGTACTTGAGTAGCAGTACCGCCACCAACTGGAGTGTAAGTTATCAATTGATTACTGTAAACATCTAATGCTGTTAATGCTGCTAAGTCGATATTCTCTGTTCCAATTGCACAGCCATAGCGTTCATTGGCTAAGTAATCACCAATCACTGCGCCAGGCGCCTTCAATGAGTTTTGCAATTGAACTTTAAATTGTTCTAGACCAGTAGTACCTGCATCTTGATTGTACTTCATCTTAACAATAGCAAATGCAGTATTGCTCATTAAATGATTGCTTGTCCAACGATATGGTAAACTGATAGCACTGTCACTCAATACTTCAATAGCGGTTAATGTGGTGTTGACTGGACTGTTGCTACCATTGTTATAGTAGTAGACATTCATGTTACCATTGATGTTGGTATTTTCATTGTCTGAACTATCGATCCATTTGATAACTTTGGTAGTGTCAGTACTGTCAAGAATTAGTTCTTTGTCACCCCACCATTGACGACCAAATGTAATTGTGCCCGTATCAGTCTTTTCACTCAACGCCATTACATAGAACATTGTCTGCTGATCTTCGGTGATCAATGCATCAATAATTGCTGGGCTAACAAAAGCTGTTCCATAAACGATTGGTAGTTTATTGTCGGTAGCCGGTGGAAATTGTACACGATTACCCAAGTTATTCTGTGCACTGGTATCATTACCTGCTGTGTTCTGACGATTGCCAATCAAACTTGAAACAACATAACTTGCAAGAACACGAACACCAAAGTTAATTGCTG